AGTTTTCTCCTATGTATCCTGAAAAGACAAGGACGTGAACTTTTGTTCGTGCCTGTATTTTCTAATATCGAACCTCAAGCAGCATTTCTCCTACTCCAAGGGGTTCTAGTACACCTTCATCAGTATCCACACTGATTATAGTGATTTGTTGAGTGTATTGGGTCGCACCCGTGCGATCCGTATACGCTAATCTTGAGTTGTCTTCTAATACTGTTTCCACATCTTCTAATAATTCGTCTAATGCTAATACAGAATCTTCTGCCTGTACATAACACCGTGCAGTAATAGAAAGGAATCTATCCTTATATCCACCTCCTTGATACTCTCGAGTTTCAGATCCTGCATTTAGGTGGATTGCAGGAAATTCTTCTACCTCATCCCAAAACTTCAATCTAGGTGAGACATTATCATTAATATTCACTAAATATGATCCAGTCCCGTCTATCTCTTTGAGTTTGGTAACTAAGGCATTTATTATACCTAAGCGTCTTGTTGTATAATCTCTTGTAGCCATTAAACTCTCCTAGTGAAGAATCTTCCTACCGCATATTGCCTGGCGATTTCTCGGATAGATTTATCAATTAAAACTCTTGGGTCTCTTTCAGGGGTTGCCCAGTTACCTTTACTCCCTGTTTCAAATACTTGATAAGGATTACGCTGATATGTATAGCCAAAACTAGGAAAACCTTTTCTAGTGCTTATTACATCGACTACTTTTGCACTCTCCGCAAATGTCCCCGTCCGATTAACTAGTCCGGGCTCTCTCATATTCTTTTTAATAGTATCTGGTAGTTCCTTGTTTAATAAATTTATTAAATGAAGGGGTTGTGCCGCAGAGCTTTGTTGTCTTAATCTACTAAGTTGTGTTGAATCTTTATCATCAAAGCTTTTCTTTGCAGCTTTTGCCTTTTTAATAGCTAAACTAGCTTTGCCTTTAGACCTTTTTATTTCTGTATCGATGGTTTTTATTTTTACTTTCTTGTTACGACGTAAAGGACCTACAAAGCTTTCTATAATTATCTTTTGCCTTTTAGTTACAGAAGAGTCTGACCCCTCTATATAAGCGAATTCAGTGCCTATAGCGTCTATTGCTTTTTTAAGTGCCTTATTTAAGTTTAAAACCTCCTGCTTCTCCTCAGAAGTAGATGCTCTATTTATCGTTTTACTTTCTAAGCTCGCCTTAATTACATCTGTAGGAGGCCCACTATCGTCTTTAGATATCTCCCATGTTATTTGCTCGGATAACTCATCTATAACCTGTCTTGCGAGAGGGGAAAGACTTTTATTGCCGTCAAACTTCCATAATGCTTTTTGAACTTTTGCAGCCCTTTGTAAAGAAACAGAACTATCCTCTTTGTGTCCAATATCCAAAAAACCTTTTTGAGATTTTATTAACTCTGCTTGTGAGCCTTCTTTTCTGCCCTTATTTAAAGCCCTAAGTTTCTTATTTAATTCCCTGATTAAGGGTCTCTGTGCTTTCTGTTTAATACGTTTAAACGTATTGAACACATTAGCCGTTCTTCCAGGTTTAGACGCAAGAACAAAAGTAAAGTCTAAAGAGGAACCTTGTAGCTCAGATGTTTTAGTCCACTTTTTACCACTACTATCAAACTTTTTAGGGTGAAATTCTAGGTAAAGAACTCTACACATTTTTCGTACTTCTTTTCTTATAATACGACTTGTTGCTGGGCTGAGATTTTTTGCCCCTTCTCGGGCTTTCATCTCCTTCTCAACCTCTTGTATAATATTCTCAGCACTTATTTCAAATTCATGCACTTCATAGTTACTGATAAGATTTCTGTACGCATTTGAGGTTCGTTTTATGTCCTCTTCTATTCGCTCAAGTACTTCCTTTAGAGACTGTTTGCTCATTAGAAGTTCTTATACAGATCCAAGACCCTCTTAATGTGGTCTGGGAACGCTACGTTATTGCGCTGACTTGTAGAACCTTGATTCTGCAAGCTCGCACCCGCCATGGTTTGACGCGCTTTATGCTCGCCTTTATGGTAGTAGCTAACTAAGTCTATTACCGCTAACTGTAAGTCTGCTGGACATGAAGAAGCTCCCGCTCGATATATAATCTCCACAGAGTCCGGCCCTTTAGGCCAGTTCTTATAGGAGCCATCGCTATTTACACGATATACACTATCAGTCTTAGTATCTACATAATAATCTGTGGCGGCTAAGGTAGTATAGTCTCCGCTATAACTAGTTCTTTCCTTAACAGAACTCATGCTTACAAAAGGAGTTTCTGATAGATGTACAAAAGGAGTATCATACTCAATATTCCACGTTTCGGTTTTTGCACCACTAACGTGGTCCACAAAGGAGTTGTTACAATAAGTTTTTACTAATTGACTCACATTAGCTATGACGAGATTAAGCTTCGCGTCATGCGTGGAGCCTGTGATCTCATTTGCTGTTTTATAAGTGCTTAAAGTTATTAAATCTGTCATATTCTATAAGTCCATTAGTAAAAACTCGGGGGAGGCGAACCTCCCCGAAGTTTAAAAGTATTACTATTAAGCTGTTGTGTAAGCCAAAGATACAACACCTCTTGAATCATCAGTAATTTGGGCAAAGCCAAGAGACTGAGATGCAACAAGCGCAGTACGTTGGTTTGCAACTTCGTAATCAGTTTCGATAGAAACGCCTCGTAGACGAGGAATAACAAAGTTATTACGGTTTACAACCATTGCACCAATAGCACCATCACCGTCACCTGAAAGGCTGTCAGTTACTACTACAGGAGAACCATATAGAGTACCTACGGTACCAGTTACTTTAGTAGCTAAAGTAGAACCAACATCAGTGATGTCTTGGAACGCTGAATCTTGAAGTAGATCGTTATAAGCTTCTACAGAACAGATGATGCCCAGATTTTCAGGGTTAACACCATATTTGCCCATAGCTTTACGAGCCACTAGAATATCAGAAGCTTCAAAAACATCAGAAGCAGCATCAGTAGCACTAATATCTGTAGGAGTAGCAGCATCGTGGCCTACTAGACCTGTGATGTCGCCGCTACCATCGATAATCATTCTATCAATAGCCACTGCGTGTGCACGTGCTAGTGCGCTAGTAATCATTGGTAGTAAGTTTACAAGAACTTGCTCATCAGTATCTTTTGAGATAAAAGTTGCAGATACTAAACGACGTGCTAGCAATGCAACATTACCAATTGCGAATGAGTTACCTGAAGTTTCAAGTAGACCATTATCAGTAGTAGGAATACCAGAGTTAAAGTCTGCTTTAGCAGGCTCTGGTGATACTGGCAAGATAGTATTACCAGAAGTTACTTGAATTTCACGGAACAGATTAGCTGCACGTAGGTCTAAACGTACTTCTTCTTCAAAGGCGTTTGATACGCTAATATCAATCTGACCAGAAGTACTTGGAGAACCGTAGCTAGTAGACTTTGTTAGAACTTCTTTACCGAAGTCTGTGTCAAAACCTTTACCAGTGATTTTACCTAGAATATGAGCTTTCAAAAGTTCTGCATCAAGACCTTTTGAGTCTGTAGCGATGCGACCAGAGAAGTCACGCTTGCTTTTTTGCATAGCATCAATTTCAGCTTGCTTTTCTTCAAGTTCTTTTTTGAAAGAACCGATTACTTCAGTGAGGCTAGCATCTTTTTCGTTGAGTTTGGCTTCAACGTCTGCCATAAGTGCTTCAACACCTGATGCAACACCAGTGTTTACTACACTTTTGATTGATTCAGCTTCAAGAGCTTTCGCTTCTTGAGCTTCTTCAGCGGCTTTTTGTTCCGCTTCTTCAGCGGCTTTTGTTTCGGCTTGTTTCATTGCAATTTTAGCAGCAGTTTCATCAGCTACTTTCTTAGCGAATGCTTCCAAGTCGATTGCGGATTCATTATTATCCATTTTGATCTCCTGATCCGTGGATTTCTCCACGCTTTGCGGTGCATCACTAGCTATGCTAGAAGTATTAACTTCGTCCTTAGCCAGAGACTGACCGGCTAGATCTACACGATTGGTGAAAGTTTTCTTGAACTCATTGTACTCGTCTTCTGAGTCAAATGATTTCGCGAGCGAAAAAGTAGCTGCTTGATTGCATGGTACCGAAACAACCGATACTTCAAACAACTCAGCATCCTTAATCATTAATCCGTCAGTTTCTTCTATGTAATCAGCATCCTTGACTTTGAAACCAACGGAAAAGGCTCCAAGGACACCGTCTTTAACAAGTTGAGCAACATTAGCAGGAGCAGCTTTGCTAATTTTTGCTTCTAGCTCTAATCCTTTATCACTTACATTTACCTCAGTTGCACGACCAACGGGTTTATCGTAGTCGTGGTTAAATAAGATTATAGGATTATTTTTAAAATTATCTAAGCCACCCTTTGTCCAAGCTTCGGCTGCAATTACATCTCCGGCTCTGTCCGCGTGGCTAGTGCTTGCCATACCTCTAATTAATACGTTACCATCATCAGTTTCATGAGTTTTAAACGTAGAGGCTATATGTAAGATTTTATCCATATTATTTCTCTGTTGTACTTGCCCTGAGTGCTTCCAAAGGGTCTTTAGTAGGAACATTCTGAGGCTCGTTTAGGAATGTGAGCATATCAGGGTGTCTCTTTTTAACATCCTTTATCAAATTATCGTAACTTCGATAAAGTCTTGTTATATAAATTCCTCTTACTTTTTGAGGTCGTTCTTTATCTGCTAGCATTTCTTTCCAAGGTACTATTCTTCCTTTTTCAGCAAAATAAAAAGCGAAATCTTTTGCTAGTTTAGCGCGTCTCATTTATTCTTCTTCCTCTGGTGGTCTTCCACCTTCATCTGGGTTAACCGCTGAACCTGCTATATTTGCAGGAACTCTTATGTCTTCTGTCTCTTCTCTGGGGTCATATCCTAGAGCTTCTCTGGCTTCGTTTGGAGAAATAATTCCTCCATTTACTAAGGATGTATAGTAAGAGGCTGAATCTCGTAGCTCTGGCTGTAAAGCAGGTACTCCACTAATATCCTCTACAATCTCGAAACCAAAATATCTGCAAAATGCTTTATTTAGTTTCTCAGTAATAGGTAATACTGTCTCTAAGTAGTACAGTCTCATATTTGGACGAATATTTGCATTATTACCCGAGTCCAGCAAGATTGGTGGTATACCAATAGCTTTTAAAACAATTTTTTCATTTTCTGCTATAGAGGCCTGAAAGTCTAAGTCTTTAAAACTAACATTTGAAATCTTGTCTAACTCTATACCCCCATCAAGAATAAGAGGGCGTCTGCCTCCTGTATCTGGGCGATAACGATTCTGCCATGATACCATCATACGTTCTTTAATTTTCTCAGATAAGGTATTAGGTGACTTTAGTATAAGTCCTGGCACTGCTCCGTTTTGGAAGAAGTTGTCTTGGAACGCTCTCATTTTTGTCATCAGCTCCATAGTTCTCAAAGCTGGCTTCAGTCTAGATACACCTCTGAACACATCATAAAAAGAATTATCTTTAATGTGAATTATTTCATCAGGGGTATAGTCTACCTCGTTATAAGTATATTTTTCAATATATGTAGAGGAATCTGCATGAATTTTTACATTATCTGCAGGTAAATGATAGAGATGCACTCCATCAAAGTAAATAAATATATTACCATCTAGTATAAAATCTGTTATTAAATTTCTTCTAAAAGTGCTAATATCTTGAAAAGGGTTTGGCTCTCGTGTAAGTAAGTTCTCTACTTTTACTCGCTTAATACCTTTTACAACTCCAGACATAGATACAGGTTTTACAATAGTACTAAGTCCTGCTGTATCATCAACAAGCATATTTACAGCACGATTTACAATTTCTAAGTTTTCATAGTATGATTCATACTGACTTGTAAATTCTCTAGACGACTCTATTGTATTGCCGAAATATTGTTGAATAGGATTCAACTTTTCTTCGGTTTTTACAGGTTTACTTCCAAATAAGTTATTATACCAAGCCATGTTTTTCTCTTTGAATCTCTACCCAGCGCATTTGCTTTTTTGCCGTTCCTAGCGCAGGATCTTTTCCGTAAATTGAGTGAAGTTTTAAGTGGTGAGTATGGCACAAAGTAACTGTGTGGTCATATAGCTCAGCATGATGTTCTTCTATAAAATCTTCCCGGAGTGCTTGAATGT